ATATGTCGTTAACTCTAACAACATATCCTCCTATGAGAATCCTGAGATTGCCTTTGTTCACAACATTCTGAAGGAATGCAATGTCGATGTTCAAAATGAGGGTTGGACTTTCAATAGAGAGGATCACATAAAGAAAACACCAGATTCCGATGGTTATATATCCGTTCCAAACAATGTCTTACGAATGGACATTATGGATGGTCACATGGGAAGTACTGGACTAAACGATAAATTTAAAGATGTAGTAAAAAGGAATGGTCGCTTATATGACAAGGTCAATCACACTGATGTCTTCACTGAAGATCAATACGTCAACCTAGTTTGGTTGTTTGACTTCGAAGATCTTCCTTCAGTATTCAAAAGATATATCACTTATAAAGCAGCAGGTCGAGCAGCAACTCAACTTGTCGCTAACCCACAATTAGTTCAACTACTTGCATCTCAAGAACTCCAAGCAAGAGCAGCATGTATGGAATATGAATGTAATCAAGGAGATCATAGTTTCTTCGGACTACCACACGAATCTAGATATAACTCCTATCAACCATACTTTGCATTAAGAAGATAATGGCAGGGATAACTCAACAGATCCCCAGTTTTATTCATGGTATTTCAGAACAACCAGACTTCATGAAAGTACCTGGACAAGTTGTGGATCTAAAAAATGGACTACCAGATGTCACTAGAGGATTAATAAAAAGACCAGGAGGACAACTGGTTTCAGCAATCACACCAAATTCAGGAACACTCAGTTGGTTCCATATCTATAC